TTCATGGCAATGCTTGAGGATTTCTGGCTTCCTCGCCGTGAAGGTGGTAGAGGAACTGAAATCTCTACTCTTCCTGGTGGACAAAACCTTGGAGAAATCACCGATATTGAATACTTCAAAAAAAAGTTGTATCGTTCATTGAATGTTCCACCATCAAGAATGGATGGAGAAGGTGGATTCAATTTGGGTCGTTCATCAGAAATTTTAAGAGATGAAGTTAAGTTTAGCAAATTTGTTTCTCGTTTGAGGAAACGTTTTTCATATATGTTTAGTGATATGCTGAAGACTCAACTTATTCTTAAAAATATTATCACTCCAGAAGATTGGGATTTAATGGACGAACACATTCAGTATGATTTTCTTTATGATAATCATTTCGCAGAACTTAAAGATGCTGAACTTTTAAATGAAAGATTAAGCATGGTTCAAGTTGCAGAACCATATGTAGGTAAATATTTCTCCCAAGATTATGTGAGAAGAAAAATTCTTCGTCAAACTGATGAAGAAATTCTTGAGCAAGATAAAATTATTAAAAAAGAAATTAAAGATGGTATTATTCCGGATCCAAATATTCCCGTGGATCCAACAACAGGAATGCCTTTAGAACCCGAAACTGCACAGATGGATTTAGGAAAACCAGTAATGGAACCAAATCTGGATTCCCAAGGTGCAGCAACAGAAGTAAATGCGAAAGTTGCAGAAATTCCTAAGAGTGGTGTAATCTAATAAATAAGAAAGAAACTTACTTGAAGGAATAAAAATGGAAATGGATGATTTAATGGATATGATTGTGGCAGATGAATCTCCATCAAATATTAGTGACAAGATTAAAGATTTGCTTTTTGCAAAATCTGCAGAAAAAATTGATGCGTTTCGACCTGTTGTATCAGCATCAATGTTTGGAGAAAATGAAACTGAATACGAAGAAGAGAAAAGAGATTAGTAGGTAATTGGAGATTTATAAATAACTAAAAGTGTATCTAAAAAAATAATGGCGCATAGACCAGTTGGTGCTGGCATTTCACTTTCAACAACTGCCACCTCTGGAATGACAACATCGTTTGTCGTTCAATCAAATGTAATTAGAGTAACTGCCGTAACTTCAGGTGCTTTTGTTGCAATCGGAACAAATCCAACAGCAACAATCGCTGATTATTATATTCCTGCAGGTAAATCAGAAACTCTTGCAATGACAAAAGCATCGAACAGAGTTGTTGGAATTACGACAGGAACAACAACAATTGTTGATTTTCCAGAAGGAACTCAAACACCATTTGGAGTAGGTGATTATGTAACTCTAACTGGCGCAAATGATTCGAATTATAATTTTGTCCATGTTCCTGTAACTGCAGTTGATACTTCATCTGGTGTGAATGGATATTATCAAACAAGAATTACTTTAGGTTATAACTCAAGTGGTATTATTACTGCATTTTCACCATCTGGTTCTGGTGGTAGTGCATCGCTGTCATCTTCACAAAGATTAGCAGCTAGAACTGAAGGTGGTGGTGGTATTGTTTACGCACAACAAGTACAAATCTCAGGACAAGCATGATGAAACTTATTAGAGAAGAAATCGAAAAGGTAGAGGTTATCACTGAAAGTGTCGGTGGTAAAAAATCACTTTTTATCAAAGGAATCTTCCTTCAAAGTGAGTGCGTAAACAGAAATGGAAGAATGTATCCTTTTTCAATTATGGAAAGGGAAGTAAACCGTTATAATGAAAATTATGTTAAAAAGGGTAGAGCATTAGGAGAACTTGGACATCCTGATGGACCTACTGTAAATCTTGACAGAGTTTCTCATAAGATTGTTTCACTTGCCCAAGAAGGAAATAATTTTATTGGTAAAGCACAAATTCTTTCTACTCCAATGGGTAAGATTGCAGAGTCACTCCTGAAAGATGGAGTAACTCTTGGTGTTTCCTCTCGTGGTATTGGTTCACTCAGAGAAAACACCAAAGGATATAAAGAAGTTGGCGAAGATTTTATGCTTGCAACTGCTGCTGATATCGTTGCCGATCCTTCTGCACCCGATGCTTTTGTGCAAGGAATCATGGAGGGAAAGGAATGGATTTGGGATGGTGGAGTTTTAAAAGAAAAAGTAGCAGAAAATACCAAAAAGAAAATAAATACCTTCATTGACAAAGGTATTCTTGAGCAACATAAATTATCATTATTTAATGAGTTTCTTAATTCATTGTAAATTATTAATTTATAAATAAATATAGATTAAATTACTAAGGTTAATCGGAGAGTTCAAATGTCTCGTGGAGATTTACAAGAAATGGAAGTAGGCACTAAGCAATCCAAAACTGCTGTTAATGCAAATGCTAAGGCAGCAGATGCGATGCAAAATCTTTCTGGAACAACACCAGGACAACCCGGAGGATGGGAAGATCTTGGTGGCCCAGATCCTTCCAACTATCGTCCAGATGATGACTCAGCAAAATTGAAGACTCCAGGTTCAACCCTTAAGCAAGTCAAGGATGTTGTTAATAAGGGAGCCAAGCCTGCTGATGCAATGCATTCAATGAAAGAAGATGAAGATTTAGAAGATGAAGATTTAATTGACGAAGAAGAACTTGAAGATGAAGAAGTAGTTTCAGAAGCAAAGCATAAAGAGGAAGAGGAAGAGGAAGAAGAAGAAATGGAAGAATCTTTTGACATCGAAGAAGATGTCAATGCTCTTCTTGCTGGTGAGGAACTTTCTGAAGAGTTCCAAGAAAAAGCACGTACAATTTTTGAAGCTGCTTTAAGATCAAAAGTTGGTGAACTTAAAGAAGCACTTGAAGAAGAGTATGCTGCTGCTCTTGCCGAAGAAATTGAAGAAATTAAATCAACTCTTAACGAACGTGTTGATGCTTACCTTGAATATGTTGCCGATGAGTGGATGCAAGAAAATTCACTTGTCATTGAAAACGGTCTTAAGACCGAAATGACTGAATCATTCCTTTCGGGAATGAAGGATCTTTTTGAAGCACATTATGTATCAATTCCTGAAGATAAATATGATGTTCTTGAGAGCATGGTAGAAAAACTTGATGACATGGAGACAAAACTCAACGAGCAGATTGAAAAAAATATTTCCCTCAACAAACGTCTTTCAGAGTCGGTTGCTGATGGAATCTTTGACGATGTAGCAGAGGGTCTAGCACTCTCTCAGAAAGAGAAGCTCGCTTCACTTGCCGAAAGTGTTGAGTTTGAAAGTGGCGAAAAATATCGTGAAAAACTGGAGATGCTGAAGGAATCATATTTCTCAGCGCAGAAGACTCCAAAAGCAAAGACAGAAAGTTTAGTTGAGGAAGTTGAAGTCAACGCTGCAGGTTATACCTCAGAGTATATGAATTCATACCTCAGAACACTTTCAGCTGTTGCTAAAAAGTGAATTTAATATAATTCAAACAAAACCAAACACGTTACAAAGGTAAAAGCAAATGTTCCAATCCGAGCATCTGCAGGAAAAGTGGGCACCACTTCTCGACTATGATGGTCTTGATCCAATCAAAGATTCACACAGAAGAGCAGTAACCGCTGTCCTGTTAGAAAACCAAGAAAAATTCCTGAGAGAGCAATCTGCTTTCTCAAACGGAATTCTGATGGAATCACCAACCAATAGTGCAAACGCTGCTGGTGCTTCAGGTGGATTCTCAGGTTCCGCTGCTGCAGCAGGTCCTGTTGCAGGTTTTGATCCAGTTCTGATTTCACTCATCAGACGTGCAATGCCTAACCTGGTCGCCTATGACCTCGCAGGTGTTCAACCAATGAGTGGTCCTACTGGACTCATCTTTGCAATGCGTTCACGCTACACCAATCAGAGCGGCACTGAAGCTCTGTTCAACGAAGCAGATACCGTATTCTCTGGTCAGAATTCAGGTATTGGTCTTACCGCTGCATCAAACGTTAATGCTGGTCTGGGCACTACTACTCAGTATGGCAGCAACCCAGGTCTTCTGAACCCAGTTGGTACTGGTGCTTCAACTGGATCTGGTGGTTACAACGCTGGTCAGGGTATGTTTACTGGAGATTCAGAGAATCTCGGTAATGGTGCTGGCAACCAATTCAACGAAATGGCATTCTCAATCGAGAAGGTCCTTGTTGAAGCCAAGTCAAGAGCACTGAAGGCAGAATACAGTCTTGAGCTTGCACAAGACCTGAAGGCAATTCACGGTCTGAATGCAGAAGCAGAACTTGCTAACATTCTCTCCACTGAGATCCTCGCTGAGATCAACAGAGAAGTTATCAGAACCATCTATAAGGTTGCTGAGCAAGGTGCTGCTGCTAACACTGCTACCGCTGGTATTTTTGACCTTGACATCGACTCCAATGGTCGTTGGTCAGTTGAGAAGTTCAAAGGTCT